GTAGTGCAGCACCTGCTGCTAGCGGTGGTAGTGCAGCACCTCGTCCAAGAGCTCAACGTCAATCAGGTAAACGTGCCAGTGCTCTTAGACAGCAACGAATCAAAAATGCAGTTATTAAGATGTCAACTATTGGCAGTGGTCGATACAAGAATATGATAAACATGAAGTATTCGAAGTTTACCGCTACAATGATTATTCCTCTTAGACTACTTCAATTTTTAGGCCTTGGAGAGATGATAGTAGATTTTGGTACCACTGTTTCTACTCTGAGAACAATGAAGGAGTTACCAGAAGGTGATCCTGGCCATATTACTGAACAAGAATATGATGATAATTGGCGACAGGCTTTAGAATTATTGGCCGTACAAATAGCTGCCAGTGCGGCACTTCCTAGATTAATACAGGCCTTTACCCTAGGTAAATGGGTCACTAGAATTTTAGGATTTTTAGGTACAACAGCAACATGGGGCGCTACACTTGCAATATTTGTAGCATCTGAAGTGGCCATGATCGCTTTTCAAAGATGGTTAACTAGTCCAGAAGGTAGAAAACAACTAACGTATCTAATAGTGTATGTTATAGATCCATTGGCTACTTGGTTATATCCCACATCTTTTGTTGACAAGATAAAAGAGATAGTGGGTATAGAGACTAAAAAGACAGATGATAAGAAAAAAGATCCCAACGCACCTAAAACAGATACTGGACAAGCAGCACAGCCTAAACCTCAGGGACAAACAGATACAACTATACCTACTGCTAACGTACCGCCGAGTTATGTAGGTAATCCTAACGATCTAATGAAGCGCGATGAGCCAAAAGTTAAATTTGCGATGGACATTTAGATCAAAGGCATCTGAGTTTTTTCTGTAATTTCTATATTTTCTTTAATAATCTTAGACATTATTTCTCTATCTTCAAATGAATACAGATAGAGTAGATCGTTGATAGTTACACCACCGCGCATGTACCAACTGGTTCTAAACATATTTTCTTTAAGATTTTTTGCGCTTGCATCGAGGCTGACTAGATATGCTTCTATGTCAGAGTTAGGCATTTCGATCAAGCGCCGACGAAAAAATTTGATTGATCCATTTGTATTGCCACTAAGCTGTCGTGTCCGCAGGACTCACATTTGACCTTCATCTCGGGCACCCTCCATGTCTGATTGTTTTTTTCTATCTGTAATTTAATAGCATCAAACATACTTTTTTCTGAGTTGATAATCCATTCTGTAATGTATTCTCTCTCGTTGACTACTCCTGCAGGCGCTTGTACACTTTCGATACTTTCAATATAAGATTCATTTTGTATCACAGCTAACTTTTCATAGAGCTCTGCAATTACTTTATTCTTAGCATCTTCATCCTCAACGTCTAAAATTTGACGCAGTTGGCGTTGTAGCTCAAAGTTTTTTATATTGAACTCGGTCATTTTTTTATAGTTCAACGGTCGAATAAAAATAGTTAGGTCGTCTATAACAACTTTATTGTCATATTTGCAACTATTGAAATGATTAATCAAAGACATTAAGTCTACATCGTATTCATTATCACTTCCGCAGTTTGGACAAATATGTCCGATGTTCATGCCGTTGCCATAGGTAGCAATGCGTATTGCTACTAAGATTTGATCTAAATCTAGATTACAGACTTCCCAGGCATTTTTAATGTTTGGCATACAACTTTGTAGCACACGCACTGTGGCATCACCGTTCATAAGAGCATCGGGTGTCTTTAACAGCAGTTCATCCATACCAGTCATAGACATAACTGGTATTTCTCCAGTGGCATTATCCACTGCATCTCCGCTGTAGTATACGCCTTGACTGGGCAACCGTATATAGATTTTTGGCTGGCGGAAATATTTTTGTAGCGGATTGTTCATGTTTTTACCTTGGATAAATATATTAAATGTATTTATATACCCACTTATTTGATAAAAAATTATGACAATATCTAAACAAGAAATGGAAGACGTCCTACGGGACGCTGCTAAACGAGGTTACTTTCAAGGAAGTGGTGGCTCAGCACCGAGTGGTAGCCCACCGTCATCTTCTTCCAAATCTGTCACTGACGAAGCAGCTTACAAAGCAGCAGAGAAAGCTGCTGCTGTTCTCGGAATTACTGCCGAAGAAGCTTATCGCGGATTTAAGAAAGTATCTGATCAAAGTTTTACACTTGCTGACGCTTCAGAGAGTGCGGGTAAGATATTCCGTGAGATGGGCGGCCCGCTTGGGGAGGCAGCAGCAACGGTTATAGGTGATCTAGGAACTTACGGTCAACAAACAGTAGATAAATGGAGAGAAGTCAGCAAGTTTGGTGCTAGCTTTGGCAATGATGCTATAGGATTTAGAGCAGGTGCTGCTCAGACTCGTATGAGTTTTGAGGAATACACAAACTTTTTATCCAAGAATAAAGAAAGTTTAATAGGACTTGGCGGTTCAGTAACTGAAAGCGCAAGGTCATTTAACAAGTTCTCAAAAGATTTCATGGATACCGATACCGCAGATAAGATGCGATCTATGGGCTATACCACTGAAGAACTTAATAATGTTCTAGCAGGCACTATGGCCTCACAGAGGTTGGTAAACTTAAACAATAAAGAAGCTAACGGCATTGCTATGAGATCAGCAGCAGATCTAGCAACACAGATGGATGCGGTGGCCAAGATAACTGGTAAAAGTAGACAAGAACAAGAAGATGCAATGAAAGTTAGAGCCACTGATGCACAATATCAGGCTATGGAAAAGTTATCATTGATGGGATTATCTGAAAAAGAAAAAGCAGCTAGGGCTGCTGCCATTGAAAGTATGAAAACCAGCGCAGCTTCTCTTGGTCCTTCCGTTGAAGGTGTAGTAAAAGAAATGGCCACAGGTGGTGTCCGTAGTAAAGAAGCCGGTGAGATGATGGCAGCACTTGGTCCTGCAGGCAAACAACTACAAGATGCAGTTAATGCCAGTAAAAATGCCAAGACTGAAGACGATAAAATTCGTGCTGATAGGTTAATGAAAGAGGCCGAAGCCGCAGTTATTGCACAGCAGAATAGTAAAGGTTATTTAGAAGCTCAGATGTTAGGCATAGGTGCATTTAAAACTGGTGCTGAAAGTACCATGGGTTATAGCAAGTCCATGGATGGTAATCTTAAAGAGATGAATGAAGCTAGAGCTAAAGCAGGAGAAAAACTATTAGATCTTGCTAATCCAGCAGACGCTAAAAAAGTAAAAGAGTACATGGATCAACGGGTTAAGAATGAGCAAGCAGGTAAAGATGCAGACGGTGTAAACAAAAACAAAGGAGCCGAAACTACTGATGCTATAGTTAAATTTGAAAGCCGTGCCAAAGATGCAGGCGCTGCTATTAATGCAAACCTAGTTGCACCGTTGAATGAAGCACTGGGTAAAAATATTAGAGCATATAACGAAAAAAATGAAGGCAAAGAATTATTCGGAAATGTCAAAGATGGAAAGAGTGCTAGAGCACGTTGGGAAGAACCTATTGGCGGATTGACTAAAACATTTCTTGGTGACGGTCAAGCAGCACAGCCTACTAAAATAAAAGATCCTAAAACTGGAAAAGACCTTAGTGTGCCAGATAGTGTAGGCATGAATCGACAAAAAGCAGGAGTAACGGATTCTCTAGGCAGTTTAGGTCAGATGATGGTTACTGAACTGAATGTAACAGGAAAGTTTAATCCTGGAGTTGGTAGATCTAAAGGATCACTAGGTGAAACTGGTAACCTATTTGAAAATTTTGGACAAGGTACACTGGCCATGCTACATGGAAAAGAGTCTGTGGTCACAGAAGATCAAATGAAAAATCTAATGAAAGGTTCTCAAGGAATCAGTTTAGAAAACATTGCCAACAATTTTAAAACATCAATTAGTGCGATGCCATCAATGAGTGGCCTAGGCCAAACCAAAGATACTTCACAGTCATCGCCGACAATGAACAATCTAAAGAAATCTAGTAGCGGACTTGCAGGCATGGGAAATGGTGTCGAAGGTGTTGCCGCTACCGCCACAGCCACTGGAACGGGTAGTAGTGATATGGGTGCCAGCGGCAAAGAAAAATCAATAACTGATTTGGACGACAAGCTAGATCAATTAAATAAGACTATGATGCAATTGGTTGTAATATCGTCGCAGACTGCCGAAAATAGCGGCAAACAGATCAAAGCCACTAAAGGGTTGGGCGGAAACTTATTCGCTTAAATAATACACTATGTCATGGAAAAAATACTTCTCACCAGTATCAACTGGTAACTCTACCAATAATGTCACTTCAATGAACTCTGCTAGCAAAGCAGGCCCAGCGAGGACAAACTACAGTTCTTATCTGCCAGATATCTATACAGGCAGTCCAAATCGTGTTGAACGATATATGCAGTATGATACCATGGACGGCGATCCAGAAGTTAATGCTGCACTGGATATTCTAGCAGAATTTTGCACACAATTATCAAGAGAAAATAATACACCTTTCACGGTACAGTGGCGCAGCAAGGCTACTAATAGCGAAATACATATCTTAAAAGAGTACCTACAACAGTGGACTAAGCTACAGAAGTTTGACACTAGAATGTTTCGTATCATTAGAAATATTTTCAAATACGGTGATGGATTCTTTATTAGAGATCCAGAAAATCAAAAATGGTTCTACGTTGATTCAGGTAAAGTTGTCAAGATCATTGTCAACGAAAGTGATGGAAAGAAGCCTGAACAATACGTTATCCGTGACCTAAATCCAAACTTTATGAATTTAGTTGTAACACAGATTACACCTAATTCTCAACAAACAAACAATCGTGGATCTAATTATGTTGCAGGTGGTGCTGCTCGAGGCATGACTGGAACATATCCTACACAGTCAGGCACACGTTTTAGCACAGGCGATCAAGAACTAGCAGTTGATGCTAGACACGTGATACACCTAAGCCTATCAGAAGGACTGGATAACAACTATCCATTTGGTAACAGTCTACTTGAAAATGTTTTTAAAACCTATAAACAAAAAGAATTATTAGAAGATGCTATTCTAATCTATCGAATACAACGTGCTCCAGAGCGTAGAATTTTTTACATCGATGTGGGAAATATGCCCAGCCATTTGGCCATGAGTTTTGTTGAACGTGTTAAAAATGAAATTCATCAGCGCAGAATTCCAAGTCAGAACGGCGGCGGCAATAACATCATTGACAGCGCATACAATCCGTTGAGCATCAATGAAGACTACTTCTTTCCGCAGACAGCAGAAGGTCGTGGATCAAAGGTAGAAACACTACCTGGTGGTACAAACCTAGGTGAAATTGACGATTTAAAATATTTTACCAACAAGTTGTTCCGTGGTTTAAGAATTCCAAGTAGCTATCTGCCAACGGGTGCAGATGATAGCCAAGCACAGTATAACGATGGTCGCGTTGGCACAGCATATATTCAAGAGCTACGTTTTAACAAGTATTGCGAACGGTTACAAGCCCTAGTTTCAAGTATTTTTGATCAAGAATTTAAAATGTTCTTGTACTCAAAAGGTGTAAACATTGATTCTTCATTGTTTGATCTTAAGTTTAATCCACCAATGAACTTTGCTAGTCAGCGTCAAGCAGAGCTAGATGGTAATAGAATTAATACATTTAACACAGTACAAGCAGTACCGTTTATGTCAAAACGATTTGTATTAAAACGATTCTTGGGACTAACAGACGAAGAAGTAGCAGAAAACGAGCGTTTGTGGGCAGAAGAAAAAGGTGAAGCTATACCTGTACACACTGACAGTGCCGGCGAACTACGTTCAGCAGGTCTGAGTCAAGCAGGTATTGAAGCAGATATAGATGCCAGTGCACCTGAAGCTGCACCTGAAGACATGGTGCCATCTGAACTAGGCGCTGCTGGAGCACCAATGCCAGCCCCAACGGGAGCACCAGCAACTCCTCCGCCGACAGCATAAATAATAGCATGATTCTAAGAGAACTTTTTTATATTGATCCAGATACTAAGGCAATAGCCACAGATCTGCGCTACGATCAAGGACGTGATACGTCTTTAATTCGTCGTAACGACACTAGAAAAACTAGATTAAGTCTAGGACAGATTAATGAATTAAGAAAAAACTCTGAAAGTCACATCCTCGAACAAGAAGACGAGTTAAGTTTTATCAACACAATGTACGGCGCAGAGCCAGCACCTGCCGTCTAATACATTTTTATTAAAGGTTTGTTACAAAAACCTCTGTTTTTCCACCATTATAGTGCCGTTTTTTACATTAATATGTAAATATAATCGACAGCCTTATACTATATAGGAGACCTAATATGACTGATCGTTCTAAGTTTGAGCTAATGCTCGACGCTCTAATCAATGAGCAACAAGATAAAGCAAAAGAAATTTTTCACGACATCGTAGTTGAAAAAAGCCGTGAAATTTACGAAAATCTTTTAGCTGACGACATGGAAGATGATGACATGGAAGAAGCCTTTGGTGATGACGAGTCAGGCGATGACAGCGACATTGGCGGCGATCCTAGTGATGACTTCATGAGTGACGTTAGTGACGAAGAAGGTGACGAAGGCGAAGAAGAAGGTGACGAAGGCGAAGGCGACATGGAAGATCGTGTTATGGACCTAGAAGACGCCTTAGACGAACTAAAAGCAGAATTTGAACAACTCATGTCTGGCGAAGAAGGTGACGACATGGGCATGGATGACATGGGCGGTGACGACATGGGCATGGATGACATGGACAGCATGGACATGAAATCAGAAGACGAAAGCTATGCTTTTGAAGCTGACGACGAAGACGAAGACGGTGACCTAGAAGAAAGACTAATGCGTGAATACGTAGAAAAAGTTTCTGCTCCTACGCATGGTGACAATGGCACTAACACAAAGTCTATCGTAGCAAAGCCAAATCGCATGGGTGGCACAAGTGCTAACATTGCAAAAGGTTTCTCAACAGAGAAAGGCGGTACACAAGGTGGACTATTAAATCCTTCTACTAAAGAAGAAAATTTTGGTAACATCAATGTACCAGGTGGAAAAGCTGGAAAGTCAGCTTTTAAGAAATCTGAGCCAGGACATGGCGCAGATAAAAAAGGCAAAGCAGAGCAAGCCGATAATAGAAAAAGTATTGTAGGTTCAAGATAAGATGAAATATCTTCGTGAGCACTTGAGTTTTGATCAAGCTCAGATTACCCTCTTAGAAAGCGATGACAAAGAGGGTAAGAGTCTATATATGAGTGGTATTTGCATTCAAGGAGGAATCCGTAATGCAAACCAACGTATATATCCTGTACATGAAATTAGCAAGGCTGTCGAAACCCTAAACGATCAGTGTGCCGGTGGATACTCAGTACTCGGCGAAGTAGATCATCCAGACGACCTAAAAATTAACTTGGACCGTGTTAGCCACATGATAACGCAAATGTGGATGGACGGTCCTAATGGTTATGGAAAGTTGAAAATTCTACCTACACCTATGGGCAACCTTGTTAAAAGCATGGTTCAAAGTGGCGTGAAGTTAGGAGTATCAAGTCGTGGATCTGGAAACGTCCGTGAGGACGGTTCCGGTGAAGTGTCAGATTTTGAGATTATCACAGTGGATGTGGTAGCTCAACCAAGTGCCCCGGGGGCCTACCCTACAGCAATATATGAACATCTCATGAACACTCGAGGTGGTAATAGAGCCGTTCGCATAGCGAATGAAGTTCAGGGTGATCCTAAGGCACAGCGTTATCTCAAAGAGAGCTTATTATCTGTAATAAGCAAGCTCCAATAAAGAGGAGAATCACATGTTGGATGCATTAAAAACGTTAATTGAGAATAATGTGATTTCTGAAGAGACTAAAGTGGCTATTGAGTCAGCTTGGGAATCTCGTATTACCGAGAACCGTGAACAAGTTACTCAACAACTACGCGAAGAATTTGCTCAACGTTATGAGCACGATAAGGCCACAATGGTAGAAGCTGTTGACAGAATGTTAACAGATTCACTATCAGCTGAAATCGTAGAATTTGAAGAAGATCGTCGTCAATTAGCAGAAGCTAAGGCAAAGTATGCAGTAAAAATGCATCAAGCTGGCAACGTAATGAAGGAATTCGTTACACGTCAACTAGCCTCAGAAGTTCGCGAGTTACATGAAGATCAAATTCAAATGGCTCAGAAGTTTGGTAAACTAGAAGAATTCGTAGTAGAAGCTCTAGCTCAAGAAATTGCAGAATTTTATAAAGACAAAACCGACCTAGCAGAAACTAAAGTTCGTTTAGTTCGCGAAGGCCGTGAAGCATTAGCACAAATGAAAACAAAATTTGTACAACGTGCCGCTAAGATGGTTGAAAATATAGTTGAAACTAATCTATCAAAAGAGATTAATCAACTTAAAGAAGACATCGATGCTGCTCGCAAGGCAGATTTTGGTCGTAAGTTATTCGAAGCATTTGCTAATGAATATCAAACCAGTTATCTTTCTGAGAAATCAGAAACCAGTAAATTGCTCAAAGTTATAAACTTGAAAGATCTAGAAATTGCAGAAGCTCAACACGCTGTGGCCCAAGCAAAACAGATCGCAGAAAGCAAACACTCAGAGGCTCGTGCTCTTAAAGAAAGTATTGAGCGCCAAAAAATTATGCATGAATTGTTAAATCCTTTATCTAAGGAACAACAAGGCATCATGACAGAATTGTTGGAAAGTGTACACACTGTAAAACTTGAAAATAGTTTTAACAAATACCTTCCCGCAGTAATTGAAGGCAAAGCACCGCAGAAGAAACAGGCACTAGTAGAGGCTAAAGAAATTACAGGCAACAAAATAAGTAACAGCGTAGGTAGTGGCGAGAACGAGTCATCAAATAATATTGTTGATATACGTAGGCTCGCAGGATTAAAAATTTAAGGAGAATTTAAATGTCAGAACTACTACATGGCCGCTGGACAGAAACTAAGGAAGCCCTATTAGAAGGCTTATCAGGCACAAAAAAATCAGTAATGGGTGTAACACTAGAAAATACTCGTAAGTATCTACTAGAAAGTCCATCAGCTGGTGCCACTTCTGCCGGCAACGTCGCAACATTAAACCGCGTGATTCTTCCAGTGATTCGTCGCGTTATGCCAACCGTTATTGCTAACGAGTTAGTTGGTGTACAACCAATGACTGGCCCAGTGGGTCAAATCCATACTCTACGTGTTCGTTATGCAGATAACGGTGACGGCGTAGTAGCAGGTGAAGAAGCACTAAGTCCATTCAAAATTGCTGAAGCTTATTCCGGTAATAATACCGCGAGTAATCCTAAAGCAGCTTCTACAGCAACTCTTGAAGGTGCTGCTGGTAAGCGTATGTCTATTCAAATCTTGAAACAGACAGTCGAAGCTAAGTCACGCAAGCTATCAGCTCGCTGGACATTTGAAGCTGCTCAAGACGCACAAGCCCAACAAGGCATTGACGTTGAAGCAGAAATCATGGCTGCTCTAGCACAAGAAATTACAGCTGAAATTGACCAAGAGATTCTAGCTAGCCTATCATCTCTAGCCGGTACAGCTACAGAACTATATGACCAAAGTGCTGTTTCAGGTACAGCTACATTCGTTGGTGACGAACACGCTGCTCTAGCTGTTCAGATCAATCGTGTAAGCAACTTGATCGCCCAGCGTACACGTCGTGGTGCTGGTAACTGGGCTGTAGTAAGTCCATTTGCTTTAACAATTCTACAAAGTGCTACTACTTCTGCTTTTGCTCGCACAACAGAAGGTACATTCGAAGCTCCAACAAACACCAAGTTCGTTGGTACATTGAACAGCGCAATGAAGATTTATGTTAACACATACGCAACCGATTCAACTGATATTCTTATTGGTTACAAAGGTTCTAGCGAAAGTGATGCAGCAGCATTCTATTGCCCATACATTCCATTGATGAGCAGTGGTGTTGTTCTTGACCCAGCAACATTTGAACCAGTCGTATCATTCATGACACGTTATGGTTATGTTGAGTTGTCAAACGTAGCTTCTTCTCTAGGTAATGCAGCTGACTATCTAGGTAAAGTTGGTCTAAGCACAACTTACACTAGCGTTAAGTTTAGCTAATCAACATACCGAGAGGTTGTTAATCATAAAAGGCTCTTCGGAGCCTTTTTTTGTTGTGCATAAATACATAGTACGATTCACATGGTGTGAGTTTTATGCGGAAATCCAACCGCGTACAGCCTAGAACGCTGTTTTTCTATAAGGAGAAAATAAAATGGGACGTCCTTTAAGTAAAAAATATTTTGCCAACACAAACTATGCAAAATTTGGCACGGCAAATGTTGGCGGTGAGAGCGCAGCCAGTGTAGCAGTGTCAGGCGTATTCGGTGGCAAAACACCCGGTACATATACAATCCCAGCAAGTGTGATCAGTGCCCCACAAATTACTGGTGGTGTAAAACCAACAATGACTTTAACATACGTAACTTCCACTACTGCTACAGTTGCAGTGGTTACATCAGGTTCTGGTTATACTGGCACAGTGACCATCAGTGGTGCCGCACTACAAGCATTAGGTGGTGCTGGTACAGGTACTATTGTACTAACAGCAACAATGACAACTACTCGTCAAAACGGTATTGTGTGCGAAGCACAAATTGGTGCTGGCGGTAGTGAACTTACTACTGGCGACGTTATTAAACAAGTTAGTAGCCGCCGCTATAAAGTTCAAACTACTGACGGTGTAGCAGTTTGTAAATTAGTTACAACAGAAGCTAAAGGTGCAAATGAAATGTCAATTAAAGCCACCGACAGCGCAGGTAACACATACTTTGTTGCTAAACTAACAGCACGTAAAGCTGTACTAGTTCCTGCGGCCAACGTTCACGGCGGTGTGACAACTATTGGTTCGCAATTTGTTTCAGGTACAACTGCTAAATGGACTTTTGGTAGTGCCGTAGTTAATACTACAGTGACTATTGAAAATCAATAATCAATAATTAGGAACGGGGACTTCGGTCCCCATTAAGGATAAACATGGCAAAGATAGTAAGAGTTAATACTGGAGGATCAAACAGCTATGCTGGAGATTCAGCTGCCTATAAAATTGTTGTTGATTCAGGTGGTAAAATTGTTTTTAACACAGGAAATCAACTAGGCGACGTTGTTATAACAGGTAGTTTGACTGTTCTTGGAACAACTACATCTCTTGAAACAACAAATACTCAAATTAGTGACAACATCATTGTACTAAACAAAGGTGAAGATGGTGCAGGAGTTACACTGGGTACTAGCGGATTAGAAATTGATAGAGGATCTGTTCCTGCTGCTCGTTGGGTATATGAAGACAGTGGCGATCTTGCAGCAGTACCTAATGTTTGGCGGGCAAAATATGCTACCACTGAAGCATTTATACCAATTGCTACCAATTATATTTGGACCGACGAAGGCAACTTGACATTAATTGGTCAAGGCACAGGTGTAATCACTGTTACTGGTACCACAGACTACGAAAGTCAAGTTACTAGTGATGATGTGATACCAAATAAGAAATATGTTGATGACTATGTTGCCTACTACGTTGCAACACACCCACCCGATGAAATTATTGATGCTGATACTAGAGTTACAGTTAGTGATTTTGCTACATCAGGCAGTCCAAGTCAAGTTGAGTTCGTAGTAAATAATATTGTAAAAAGTACAATTGATGCAAATGGATTTGTAGCTGGCACTGTAAGACTCGAAGGAAACACAATTAGTGAAGATACTAGTGATACATTGCATATTGATGCATACCTAGCGTTGGACAATAGAGTAACAACTCCGTCAACACCTAGTACTAATGTAAAATTATATTCTACAGCAACTCCAGGTAATGGAGGAACTGGTGTATACTTTGTTAATACTGAAGGTACCAATGACGAATTAATCAGCAAGACCAAAGCACTTTTATTTGCTTTAATATTGTAAGGAAAAATAATGGCTTTAGTAAGCACAATTTTAACAAACTCAGCACTGCCAATCAGCGATGATCTAGCTTCATCTTCAGCTGTGACTGTGATGCTATTTTGTAACTATAACACGCCAAGCAGCGTTGACAGTGCGTTAGGTAGACAGTGGTTAGAAGTATATGCAGTAAAAGATGGTGACAGTCCAGGTACTGCAAATAAATTAATGCATCGAGTACCATTGGATGCAGGCGACACTTTTACGTTTAGTACTGAAAGAATTGTTTTAGATGCACATGATAGAATACATGCTAATACTCTAGGACAAGGTGTTGCAAGTGTAATCATGGGGGGAGCAGGCAGCTCGTACGTCAATGGCGATCCAATTTACTTTTCTGACCCAGATTTTTCTGAAGGTGTAACTGCTACAGGTTATGCACTAGTAACTGGAGGAGCAGTAACTGGAGTTTATATTACAGAAGCTGGATCAGGATACATTACTCCTCCGTCGATTGATTTTACACAATCTGGTAATGGTCTAGCAACTGGGACCGCAGTATTATCAAGCACAAGTCAAGTTACTTGTACAACTAGCTATGTGTTAATCTAATTATGAAATATATCCGTAGACAAAACCTTAATCAACAAAATGCACTTGATAAGAAAGTTCTAATAAAACCTAATGGTGATATTGAATTTAATCCAACAACTAGTGTAACTGTCAACGGGGAATTTATCACAGTAGGCAACCAAGCTGCCGGCCCCGAAGTTACGAATGTAATGTATGTTACCGTAGACGGTGACGATGATAATGATGGATTCGGCGAAGGTCCTCGACAGGCCAAGAGAACTATTAAATCAGCTTGTGAAGTAGCACAAGAGGGTACTACTATTTTTGTCAGAAGCGGAGAATACTACGAAGACAATCCTGTTAGAATTCCACCTAAAGTAAGTATTATTGGCGACAATCTGCGTAGAACAATTATAAAACCATTAAACGGCACAACTAAATGGAACATAACTTTTGTTGAAAGAATTGACGGCGTTGTCACTATTACCACAGATGTTGAACATGATTTAAATTTACGTGACAGAGTACGAGTAATTTCTTCTCAGACAAATATTGACGACGAGTGTGCAACAGTTGAATCAATTCCAGATTCAATGTCATTTACCTATATTGACTATGGAAACAATCTGACCTATGCAGCAGCCACAGGCACAGTAGAAAGAGGTACAGACCTTTTCTTGGTCAATAGTGCAAATTATATTGCACAAGTAGTATTCAAAGCTATACAGGCACCTGCTTACTGTGTTAATATTGACAATGATGCCGTTGTTGATACTTCACCGTATATTCAAAATTGTTCTAATATCAACGGTCCTTGGATGAACAACGGTGATGAATGGTTTCCATTTATTACGGAACAACGAAACATTGACGGAGATATGGTAACTGGTCCTCGACCACTACTAGATGCTGAATTAGACCCTGCATACTTAGATGTTTATAGTATAAATCAACGTGGCGCAGGCGGCGGCATGCTAATAGATGGCGACAGATATAGCTCAGTCTCCCCTATTAAATCCATGGTAGCAGATGCATTTACACAAGTGGCGCAAGGCGCTGTAGGATTCCATATTACTAATTTTGGTTATATGCAATTAGTTTCTTGTTTCAATGTTTTCTGCCATATTGCCTACTACACTACTAAAGGTGGATATCTAAGTATATCTAATTCAGTATGTGACTTTGGTAACTTTGGATTTGTTGCCGACGGTTATTATAACATCCCCTATGATAGCGGAGTTATTCTATCAGATTATTATTCTTATGTGGCATCAGTGACTATTGATAGTCCTGGTAGTAATTATACTCTAGCACCAATAGTTACATTTGATCCTCCTACATCACTCGGCGGAGTTCAAGCACAAGGCACTGCCAGTATAGATGTGTCAACTGGGTTATTAATTGCAATCAGCATTGACGATCCTGGATCGGGATATGATTTTCAACCCAACATCACGCTAACTGGCGGCGGCGCAAATCCTTCATTAGTCCAGGGTATTGCCACTGCTAACCTGTATAAAAATGAAACAATTACTATAAGTAACCTAAGTAACAAACCCCAAGTAGGCAGTATTGTATTTTTAGAAAATGATCCAACTAGTTATTATATTTCTAATACAGATAATATTGTCCAAACATTTACCTATAACGAAATAAAATGTCGCAGAGACGTTGCACTTATATTAGACGCAATTTTAACAGACATGACATTTGGATCTACTTATTCAAGTACAGCAGCAGGCCTGTCCTACCTAAGATCATATGCTGCTAAAGTTACAAGTCTGCAAAAATTACAAACTATCGCAGGATTAAATGAGGCTAGAGACCTTGCACTTTCTTTAACAGTTAACCCAACAGCACAAACTGCCATAACTGATAATTTTGCCATAGTCACTGACATTATTGATATTGGGTTAGTCGCAGTTCCAGCTTTAGATATTCCTAGTTCACTAACTAGAGAAGAAGGTTATTCTCAAGCTGCTGCTATCTTAGAAGCCAATAAACTGTTTGTTCAAGATGAAATTACTGCTTGGATTGCCTACAATTATTCAGTATTAGATTATGACAGCGTAACATGTTCTCGAGATGTAGGGTTAATTGTTGATGCTCTATGTTACGATTTAATGTTTGGATCTAATTTTAGAACAATAACAGCCGCACGTAGCTACTACAGGGCCGCTGCTTCAGTGGTTACACAACAACAAAAGTCTGCTACTCTAGCAGCGTTCCGTTATTTAAAAATAATAGTTGCTGCAAAAATTACTGACAACCCAACAGCCAACGCTAGTGTAAAGAGTAATATGGACATTATTATTAATGTCCTTGAAAACGGGTTAGAAGAAATTGGTGGAATAGTTAGACCTGATCCAACAGGATATAGTAATAATTATAAATTTGCTAGAAACTTAATTGATGAAAATAAAGAGTTTATTAAAGCAGAAATTAGTGCGTATCTTAATATAAATTGGACTGCGGTATGGACCGGATTGAATGCAGCAGGTCAGGCCAGAGTCCAATTAAACATTGAATATATTTTAGATGCACTTTATTACGATATTACCTACGGCGGCAACTTAGAAACTACTATTGCAGGTCGCGCCTACTATTCGTTTGGCGTGTTGCAGATAAGTGCTCCAGAAAAAACAGCTATTTTAGATGCCTATGATCATATGAAAACTATCATAGGTGATATTGCTCAAAATATTGATATTGTCCAACTACAAGGAGTTGTAATACAAGTTACAGGTTTACCTGGATCAGCTGGTGCCACTAGCGATGCACAAGACTTAATTCAAAATGTCATTGATATTATTGACACCGGTGCATACGTTGACGTACCACCAAGTACTGCTTGGGTTAGTGCAAGTTTATTAGAGGAAGATACAGCATTACAGTATGCAAGAAGTTCTATTCAAGATTCTGTAATCAAATATATTAATGCTAATAATTTTATCTATGACGAAAATACATGTCGTAGAGATATTGCATATATTATCGACGCTATGATATATGACATGTCATATGACGGAAATACACAAACAGCAAATGCAGCCGCAGCATATCTTGAAGGTAGTGTAATTGCTGGACAAGTAGAAGAAACCCTGGCAGCATACAAATATTGGAAAACCATAGTTGGAAACATTGTACGAAACATTGAAATTACGGCTACTCCAGGAAATAATACTAGTCAAGATATAAGCATATCAAAAGGCTCTCCGGTACCTGCTAGTGGTCCTGCTAATTATGCACAAGAACTGTTACAAATTATTATCGATGTAGTTGATCACGGAACTGGCTACTTACCTGATCCTAAAACTCCACCGGACTATGCACTCGGTGACAACACATTGGCCGCTATTAGAACTAATATTTTAAACAATGTGTTATCTATACAAGATAGTGTAATTGATTATTTGAATGGTGCTTATGGTGGAACAGTTGATGTAACTCTTTTCCCGGCAGTACAAAATGTAGTTGCTGGAACCATTGCAAGGTTACACAACGTATCTACTATAAGCACTGGCGGAACAGCATTAGAATATGTGGGCGCAGGTGTAACGTATAATGCACTACCGTTCTTTGGTGGAGAACCAATTCCTGCTAATGAACGCACAGAGATAAACAACGGTAAATGTTTCACGGTTACAAACGATCAAGTTGGTAATTTCCGAGTTGGGTCAATTTTTAATGTTAATGCGCTAACAGGTGAAGTAACCATAGATGCTGAAGATATTAGTTTGTCTGGATTGTCAAGTGTTGGTCCATTTAAACGTAATGGTATCTTTGTTGGTGTTGTATTAAGAGAAATTAGTGATAATACAACGCTGGTTGCCAGCACAGGTTTTCAAGAGGATGATACTGTACCAACACAGTTTGCAGTTTCTACCTATGTAGAAACAAATTACCTTAACAAAGTAACTACTGCTGCTGAAACTGTGGCCAGCAATTCCATAACATTTGATGGTAGCATTGCAGTCAATGGTGGAACATTAAGTACAACTTATACTAATTTTAGTCTAGTCAATGCCGCAGCAACCACTGTTAATTTTGCCGGAGCAGCTACCACAGTTAACATTGGCGATGCTACGGGTATTGTTTATATCAACGGCGACCTACAGGTCAAAGGTGGAGACTTAACCACTGATCAAACAACATTTAATTTATTAGACACAACTGCTACTACTATAAATTTTGGTGGTGATGCTACTGTTATTAGCATTGGTAAAGACAGTGGTACCACTACAGTTAACAATAATTTTAAAGTTAATATTAATTCAACACTAGGTGACGACACCACTGTTGAGAACACGCTTAACGGTAAATTAATATCTAATATTCCTGATAATGTTGGATCAGCAGTTGAATTTAAACAAAGTACAAATAGCTACTTAAAATTTGATACTTCTAATAGTCTTGAACTTACAACATTTGGATCAACACCATTAGTTACATTTAAAAATGTTACAGATGCCAGCGGATCAACTACTGCGTCCGTTACATTTGACGGCGGTGTTGGCATTGCTAAGAAATTATATGTGGGCACAGACTTAACTGTTAATGGAAATAGTGCGCTAGGTAATGATAGAGCTGTGGATACACATACAGTAGATGGTACACTATCAATTAATGTGCCTGATAATACTGCTGTGGCATTTCAAATTAAAGAAAATACACAAACTTATATAACCGCAGTCACAACTAACGGCAGCGAAAGTATAACAATTGAGGCAACCCCAACACTACTAGTTAAAAATGTCACTGATAATACACTGGGAACCAATGCCAGTGGTGCATTACAAGTTACTGGCGGTGTGGGAATTGCTAAGAATTTAACCGTTGGTGTTGATCTAAGAGTAACGGGCAATACCGTTATGACCGGCGATTTAGATGTACAAGGTGGTGATATTACCACTAACCAAACAACATTTAATCTAGTTAATACAACAGCAACTACCTTAAATATTGGCGGCGCAAGCACTGCTACTGCTATTGGCAGTACAGCCAGCGGTAATACTACAATTAATTATGATGCAACTGTTAAACATGACCTAACAGTAGATGGTGATGTGCAGGTCAAAGGTGGTGATATTACCACTGACCAAACAACATTTAATCTAGTTAATACAACAGCAACTACCTTAAATATTGGTGGAGCAAGTACTACTACTGCTATTGGTTCAGCTGTCAGTGGTACTACCACTATTAACTACGATGCGAATGTTAAACATGATCTAACAGTAGATGGTGATGTGCAGGTCAAAGGTGGCGACCTAACTACTAATCAGACAACGTTTAACTTATTAAACGCCACCGCCACTACAATTAATGCCTTTGGTGCAGCCACTGCAATTACTGTGGGTGCCAGTGGTGCCAATACATTTACACTAAATCACGGTACCTTAGTAGGTAGTCAAACAACACAGAATGTGTTTAATACCACGGCTACCACAGTCAATGCCTTTGGTGCAGCCACTACTATTGGTATCGGTGCAAATACTGGTACACTAACACTAAACAATGCTATAGTTACAACACCTGGTCAATTTATTAGCACACGGGCCAGTGATCTAGCAGACGGTGCAGGACAATTATATCTAAATG